TGATCTGTTCTTTCTGAAATCCATCCATGACTGAGACCTCCTAAGTCACAGTCAAAAGATATGCGCCGGATTTTAACCTCATAACAAAAAAAGAGCCTGTGAACACTCCACGAACGGGAATGCCCACAGGCTCTCAGATATATTCAGATATTCTTCATCATACACGGACTGTATAGTCCAGCGAAATCCATCCCGCGCCGCTCTTTAAGCGTCCCCAGCCGGCGGTCGAGCCTTTGCCGGACTTGACCTCAACGATAGTGTAAATTCCAACGGGGATATACTGCGTCCTTGCGTAGTCCGTCCCCGGTCCTTTGCGAATATTGAGGTCGGTAATACTGACCTTCACGAGGAACGGGACAGCCGGCGTGACGGTAGTAGTTGTTTTCGGTGTGTAGATGTTTACACCATTTACATCGAACACACTATATCCCGGATTGGCGTCCGCGCACTTCTTGGCGTTCTCCAAAATCTTATACGCGCCTTTCTGTGTCTTTGAATCTTCCCAGGTCTTACGGACACGGTACCATGCGATAGCCGTCTCGCTTCCTTTCACATCGAACTGCGTTAGATTCCACCGCTCGATGATGGAGCAGAGGTTCTGAACATAGGTCAGGCTTGTGGCGTACCCGCCGTCCTTGATGATCTGCGCCGCTTTCTTGTAGTCGGTGCAGCCCTTCAGACCGTCATAGCGGAGTTTGCTGCCGTTCTTCGCGCCGAGCAGATATGCGGAATGGTCGGCAATGGAATCCTCCACACACGGGTACTTGCGGAAGTCCGCTGTGATGGTGGTATAGCTGCCGTCCGTGTTCTGTTCCTTCGTCTGCTTGGTATACTTGCTCGTTCCGTCCCAGGTCGAACCGCTCCACGTGTTGCCGGAGAGGGAGCATTTCATACCAAAGACGTTATTGGCGTTCTGCGCCAGCTCCGACTTGCCGTAGCCGGATTCGAGGATGAACTGCGCCATCGAAACCGATGCGAGGATGCCTGTTTTCTTCTGGTCTGCCGTAAACAATGCTTCCACACTCTTTACAACATCCGACTCTGAAAGCGAAGAAAAGGCGGAAGCCTGTGTTCCCTGTGTAGTTGTGGAACCATCGGTACCACCACCAAGCTGCGCCGTGACTTTCTCCGCAAGATCGCCCATCCTGGCATACATCCAATTGCCGGGACAGGACTTATTGGCGAACCACCGATGGACGGTCAGCACCATCTCGCCGGACTTCGGCTCATAGGCGAGCGTCTTGTCCTTATCGCCGAGCCACAGAAGTCTCGTCTTGCCGTTACGCTTGCAGATATCCACGCACAGCTTGATGAGCGTCTGATAAACGATGTCGCGGAACGCATACGGCTCCGTGGTGTCGGATGCGCACTCGATGGTGATCGCCCGCTGGTCGTTGGCATTGGAGGAAGAACACCAGGAGCGGTTCTTCTCCTCCACATACATTCCGACACGGCCGTCCCTGTCGATGCCGTAGTTGGAAGAAGCCTGGGTACTGGATTTATAGAACCAGTCCCCAAGCCCCTCCGCCGTACACTGACCGACCACGCAGTGGGGAGTGATGCGGTCGATGGAATGCGTTCTCTGCCCGGAATGGTTCGGGCTGAGTTTGGTGTAAGCCACCATTGAACTGTTTGTGTATGCCATTACTCGTCACCGTCCTTTCCATCGGTGTCGCGGTCATGGAGCTGCTCCAGCACCGCTTTCAGCTTTTCCGGGATAGGTAGACCCAGGTGCGCGGCATTCTCCGTGAGAGATACACCCTCGTTGGAGATGTAGAAGAAGATCACTGCCGTGCGAAGGACGCTGCCCGTGCCGATGACCTGCACATCGAGAATGTTGGCGATCCCCACGAGCAGGAAAATAAGCACCTTGCGGCAGATACCCTTGAAGCCGACCTCGCTGGAGAGCTTTTTATCAGCCACAGCGCACATGACGCCCGTGATGTAGTCCACGGTCACGAAAACCACAAGAGCAATGAGCAGACCGTCACAGCCGCCAAGGAAGTAGCCCAGCCATCCGCCGATTGCCGTAAAGATGAGTTGAATAGTGTTCCAAAATTCTTTCATACGCTTGTACCTTCCTTTCTCTGGTTGAATTTTTGTATGAAAAAAGCGACTGCCCGAAAGCAATCGCCGATTCCCGAAAGATAGTGTTTTCAGTTGTGTTGTATTGTCAGACCTGTTTCGGCAGCCACTCCCACAGCCGCAAGTCTTCCTGTCCAAGGGACCACATACACATCCCCCGGAGCTTCCACCGATAAGCCGCCTCGTTCGCCCAATAGACGAGGGAGTCCACATCCTGATAGTAGAGGATGGAGAAGCCGTCCGCGTCACCGAGGAACAGGCGGGATATCCAGATGTTGATGTCCACGGGAATGACCGTTGCCTGGTAGTCATTGCCACAGGAAAGCGAGGTCATATCGTCCGAATGGAAAAAGTCATAGTCCATAGAGATGTCCTCGCTCCGAGTGCTTGATTCTTCAACATCGGCAGTCAGCGTGAATACCTGGAACTCGCTATCCCATGTGCAGTTTGAGCGGGATATTCTGCCGTAGGATTTCTGCGTCCCGTCCGGCATCACCACATCGAACCGCTCATACGGCTCGTATGTCCAGGCATCCCCCAAGCGCATCAGTTCACAGACCGTCCTGTTGTCGGAGCGGTAACCCGCATATCCGCCGGAGAAGCCGCTGACCGTTGCCGTGAACCGCAGTGTATAGGAGGAGCCGGAATACACGCGCACCTTGTTTCCCCGTATGCGCATCTCCACCGTGTACATATTCGGATCGTCACGAAGGTCTGAGGTAGGCGTCCTCGTGATCTCCTGACTGTAGCTGCCAAGGAGCGTGGAGCCGTTGTACAATTCCACCGCCTGATTATCGTAATTCAGACAGCAGAACAGATCGCCGCAGAATATGCCCGCTTTGCCGCTGCCGCTTGCCGGGAACGCCAGCCTTGCCCGGAGGTGGATGTCCGAAAAGCCGTCATACTTCCATGCAAGCTGACCCTTGCCGTCAAGCTGGGAGTAAACGCGCTCCGTGGAGTATTCATCTGACCGCCACACAGTAAAGGAGCCGGACAACACTGTCCAGTAATTCGTTTCGAGAACGCCGTAATCACGGAAGTCCTCATACCAGACGAGCGCCGAGTCGGGCTTTCTTCGGAGCATCTCCAAGGTGAGCCGGAAACCACGGTCGGGGCCGACCATGCTACCCTCCACATCCTTGAACTGCCGTGGGGAAAAAGAATAGGTTGCTTCTCCTGCGGATGGTTCTTCCGAAAAGGACGAGCAGACACGGAAACCGTAAAACTGCACGCCCTTTACATCGACAGAAATCTTTATGGTATGCGATCCCGCCGAAAGGCTCACGCCGCTTGCAAGCGTAGTCCAGAAGGTCGTTCTCCAGTACGGCCACCACAGGCGGCTCTCCGTGAAGTGCGTGGTCGAACCGTCCAGTGATATATAGATGCCGTTCTTGTCCCAGAAGGGATAGCAGAGACGCACCGCCACATCATAAGTTCCCGCCGTGCTGATGGTAAATTGGTATGTGACCGCTCCTTCATCGCCGAGCGTGGCGATACCGTTCTCAATGGATACGATGCCGGACGCGCTGGCATAATCGCCGCCGTCATGGTCGATGATGATATTGTCGAAATCTGTCGATTGCTGTTTGCTGTATGCAGTCAGATAGTGCCTGCCGTTGTATGTCCCCGACATCTGCGGATACTCGTAGCTGTCCGCGTCACGTCCTTCCATGTAGTCGTACACATGAGGGAGCGCCCACGGCACTTTGTTGTTATTGTCCCAATATCCCACGAACGGGATGAACGGCTGCGGCGGCTGATCGTCCGTGAAGTTATACACGCCTTTCAGCCAGTTTTGCGCGGCGTAGTAGGTCTGCGAGGTGCCGCGATAGGTCTTGCCGATATTGGACGGCAGGTCGTAAATCTGCCAGTTCCAGCCGTAAGCGGGCATACCGAGGAACACCTTCTCAGTGTCCATGACCTCGGAGGCATAATCGTAGAT